CTGATCTATTTGGATTTGGATCTTTTGCATTTTTTCTACGAAACGCTGCTTGCTCCTCATCTTTAGAGAGATTGCGTTTCATTTTACTGGAACCACATTTTGGTTTTGTGGTTTGTCCTGGTTGCTTGGCGCAAGGTTTTCCAGCGTATTTCCCACCCAGTTGAACCCAACCAGGCTTGCCATCACTAGACTTACTCTTGCCAAACCAGTCACGCAGAGAAGAATCACCACTTTTCGATTCACTTACTCCTCCACCGTTTCCATTTCCATTAGAACCATTACCATTTCCATTGGAACCATTTCCATTGGAACCATTTCCATTCTTATTCTCATCATCATCCACAGAATGACCATTCTCTTTACGGAGATATCCGGCACGACCAACCATCTTAAACCCTTTAGGAATAGGTTTACATTTTTCGTCAGTATAGCAGTAATAATGTCCTGCCTTACATTTACCGTTCTTAGCCATTCAAAAGAGTAATTACTCTTTATTATTTATAGTCCAATAATAGTCAAAGGGTTTGACAATACAGTGGCTACACCTGTTGTATTGTCAAACTCAATTCTATTACTTTCATAATCCAAAGTCTTCATTTTACCTAAATCAACACCGTCACTGGAAATACCAACAGCGCCACCACCAGAATTTACTTCACTAATAAGTCTTGGCATTAGTTAGCAGTCTCCAATACTGAGAGAAGAACTTTTAATGTACTGTTAGCACCAGCACTTCCTTTAATCGAGTCATTAGTTTGAAGGACCAACTTACCATCAAGAGGAATATAAGCATCATTGACGGGCACCTGAGCTTCCTTAATAATCTCAGTTGTAGTGGAGTTCCTTACATGTGACATTGTTACAGTCGTAGCATCACTGGCACAATTAGTGACGTGTGCGTAAAGAACGATACCAGTATATCCAGTCGGTGCAGTATAGATTGTCTGATCAGATGTGGTCAGTACAATCGTTTCTGTTTTGAATCTATTAAGTGCTAACTGTGCCATTTAACTAAGTGCTAGAATGAAAGGGGTCATTTCTGAGAACAGACTTTTGGTGAATGCTCTACCACTAACTGTTCCAGTTGCCTGATTGATTTGGAAATCATCACCAATTTTAAAATTGCCAGATTGGTCAGTGCTAGTATAAATTACATTTCCACCATTTGTAGATACAACTTCGTTTGCTTGAATCGTAATACCACCTCTCTTAGGTGTTGCTGTAGTAATATCATTTCCAGAACCAATATACTCAAAGGTATGGGAACTAGCAATGATTTTACTTTGTTGGAAGAAGTATGCCGTAGATGCTACTCCCACTGTGTTGAGTAGATTTTCAGCAAGTGTTAATGTAGTTATGCCAGCGGTGATAGGAGTTGAACTATTTATCGTGAAATAAGTATCTGATATAATTGATGTTGCAGTGGCGGTTGTACCTGTATCAGGGGCAGAAATAGTAACAGATGGAGCGGATGTATACTGACTTCCACTACTTATGATGGTAATCTCAGTCACCACACCACCTTCTAAGGTGGCGAACGCTGTAGATGCCTCTCCATTTGGACCTGTGGGAGATGCAATCGTAACCGATGGGGTAGATGTGTATCCACTTCCACCATTCGTGATTGTAATTGATTCTACAGACTTGTAGAGTTGATCAAAATAAACTACCTGACCATCATATGGTCTGGTTGTGACAGCACCAACGTTGACTACAATGTTATCCTGACCAGATGCTGCAGAACTTGTTACAACACCAGTATACTGTTGGGGACTTACACCATCAGCAACTAATCCAAATGTTCCAAAACTACAATTACTATTAGCGACATCAGCTTGACCACCTTTATGGACAGTTATTGCTTTATCACAACAAATTGTGAATACAGAAACTAGCTGAGCGTATCCTTCATTGGTAACAGCAACTCCAACTCCTCCCTGATTATACTGGGTGAATGCATCAACATTCATCGATTTAGTTTTGACTGCCTTATTTCCGTCAATTAGGATACCCGTTCCAGTGGTTGTGTCACTTGTGCAGTTCTGAATGTAAGGTCCTTTCCACTTTCCACCACCAACATTGGTCGCACCTGATGTTGGGAATGCTACTGCAGATGCAGGAGCAGTATGACCAGAGAAAGTCATATTTGCCAGTTTACATCCCTTATTGACATGGAACAGATCTTGTGTAACGTTACTTGGCAATACCTTACAACTTCTCAGATCATCTCCAACAACTGCTACAAATGCAGGAACTACGATTGGGTTACTCTCAACGTAGTTGCCTGAAAGTACTTTGATAACAGATCCAGATTGTGCAACACCAACTGCACCAACGATAGTCAATTTAGCATTATCAATAGATGTTCCGTTATTGGAATCATTACCATCTTTAGCAACATAGAATACGTTTGGTGCAGAGTTGATACCTGTTGCACCGGCATTTATTCTTACATTATCACCAATGGTAACTTCTGAATTGGTNATNGTAACAATTCCAGTTGTGATNGTATTNTTNTCNCCATCAATGGTAACAGATGAACTACCAACAGTAAGGATACCAACAATTCTTGCATCACCACGAACTAAAAGTGCGGTTGTCGCTGTCCCTGAATTGACTTCAAGTCCACTTCTGAATGTTGAAAAACCGAGAGAATCTACGTGTCTTACATCATCATATGTTATGGTTCCACCAACGGTTACATTTCCAGTAGCTTCAATGTTACCAGAAACAAAAAGAGCAACATCAGACTTTGCAGATGTTGTGTTAATACCAACAACCTTTGTGGTATGAATTCCAACAGAATCAACACCCCAAGTTCCACCAGCACCAACAGCATTAAATTCATCACTACCAATTCCAACCCACTTAGATATTTCTGAGTTGTAAATTAAAAGTTTATTATTTCCTGTGGTCCGATCAAATGTTACATCATCAAGATCCTTAATGAATCCTGCTCCACCACCACCTATGGTAGCAATTTGTTGTTGAACTCTATTGATAAAGAGTCTGTAATGGTGTTGTAATTGTTCTAGTGTGACAAAGTTTTGATCTAATGGTGTAAGGGCGTCTGAGGACTTATTAGAGGGGTCTCCTGGTAGATTAGGGTTATCTTCTCTGAGGAAAGACTTTACACTGTCTTCATTAAATTTAGATATCGTGTCTTCAATATAGTTAATTCTTTCTACTAACTTTTTGTTTTTATTTTCTAATACATCTAATTGGAGTTTATCTAATACTTCTTTAATCTCCTCTTGAATATCCCCAATATTTTCATTCTGTTTTTTAATATGAGATTCATTGGTAGCAAAATTCACTTCAAGATCTTTCATTTGCTGAGAGATCTTGTTTCTAAATTTACCTACTTCATTTTTTAATCCAGAATGATATGTCTCATTTGATTGTGTTAAGACCTTTTGTACTTCATTTAGATCTTCTTTTACAGTTTCCTCTATAAACCCAAACTTCTTATCAAATTTTTGTATTTCTTTAGAATAATCTTCTAATTTTTTATTTTCATAAACTTCTCTTTTTTTAAAATCTTTATACAAAGATTCATATGTTTTTGATATAGAATTAATTTCTTCTTTATATTCACCAACTACAGTTTGAAGTTCTTCAAATCTATCAGATGCTTTCTTATCAATGTTTTCAGAGAGAGATTCTAATTTTGTTGTTATAGAATTAACTCTTGAAAGAACTTTTTCTTCTAACTCTTTTACTTCATTTTCTGACTTAATTTTATTTTCAATCAGAAGATTGTTATATTTTGGTATCTCAACTTCTGTAAATTCTTTTACAGTAGCATTTAAACTTTCAATTCTCTCTCGGTAAGAATCTATTGAAGTTTTAATTTTTTCTTCAGTTCTTATCTCTGTCTCAGCAAAAAACTTTTTATACTTTGGCAGTTCTTTTTCTACTAAATCGGAAACAGTATTATTTACATCTTTAGTTGTTTTTCTAAAATCACTTTTGATATCAGAAATAATATTTTCGTTGAGACCTTCAACAGTCTCTAAAGCACTAGCAACCTCTTTGCTTGTATCAGATTTAATAGTATTAAAATTTTCTTCAATCTCTTCTTTAAATTTTGCAAATCTATCATCTACTCTAACTTCTGATTCAGATACTAACTTTTTATATTTGGGTACGTCAATATCAATAAAAGATTCTACTGAGTTTGATAAACTAGAAAAATCTTTTTTGATTTTATCTACAGATTCTCCATTAATAGAAGATATTTTAGATTCAATTTTGGATATAGATTCTTGTACGAAAAGAAGTTGTGCCATCATGGCACTATCAAGATCTTCTTTTCTAATTAATTCTTTTAAATCTTCTTTTATTGTAGAGATCTCTTGAGAAACAGTTTCAACTTTTTCTAAGTTCTCTTTAAAACTATCAAATGTATTTGTAAAATCAGATAGTGATTTAATATGATTTAAATTATCTTTAAAAGTATCAAATGCCTCAGAAACCTTTTCGATTTTTTCTGGACGTGCAGAATCATACTCCTCTTTTATCTGATCTAAAGGAGTTTTATTTTTATCTTTAAAAAAATCTGAAGGCTTCTTTAATGCCACTTTTGATATATCTCCACTACATTTATTATTTATTGTCTTCTTTTAAACCATTCTTCAACATCTTTGCTAAATCTGCAGTAGACCCAACAAATAGTGCATTGTTAACAGTAGAAGGACCTTTTGATTTAGTCTCTTCTTCAACATCTTTTAATTTTTTCTGAAGATCCATCAATTTATCAGTTGCATCAGCAACATTTTTAATTAACTGCCCAGCAACTTCATATGCTCTAGGCATCTCACTTTCCTGTGCTAATTCAAGAATTCCATTAATTGCTTCTTGACCCTTTTCAATTATACTATAAAGATTTCCTCTAGTATACTCATAATCTTTTGTAACATCATCAGGTNTAGACTTAACAACTTCTTGAACCTCTTTTTTTACAATTTCAGCATCAATAACATCATTCGAAACATTAAAGGTATCGTTTAGATCTTCGAATTTGCTGCTACTTTTCATAAGTAACCACCATCAAATCCGAAATTATCACCTTCTTCAATAAGAGCACTATCTACACCAATTGGTCCAAAACTTGGTGCTGTAGTTTCAGTGTAATCGATACCTTTGACCGACGCCCCAGAAACATGCTTTTCTGCTTTTGTATTATCTCTTCCTCTGTCAACTGTAATCTTATTATCCGTTTTAGATCTAACGAATAATTCTTCATCTCCAATGAAAATATATTTGTCTGCTTTAATTCCCGCAGCATCAGCAACTTCAAATGTTTTTGTTGTTGCAGTTATATCTTGTGCTAATGTAGTAACAACATTATTTGTATAGGACTTTAATGCTCTTGCAGTTGCAGAATATGTAAGTTCTCTTGTAGTATTTGTTGTATCTGAACCTGTAAGGTAACTGACAGTTGATCTCTTGATAATATCTCTAGAAGCAGTAGATGTAGGACCAAATAGATATGTTTTTGCTGTAAATCTTAAAGTATAATATAATACTCTTCTTGTACTAAAATCACCCTCATAGTCATCTTGCATGGTAACACTTTCCAATATAATTGGAACATCTCTCTTTTCTTTAATCTGATCCACCAATTCTATGGTCAAATTATATGANGGTTGGAAATATGGTAAAATTTGTTCTACAATTTGAAGAGCATCATCNTTTAATTTTGTNAAAATNCTCAATTCAAATTGCATATTATANGGAACTGGCATNAATGACTTTTTACTTTCAGTTCCNTCATCTTTATCTTTTGCTATNAAAGTTTGAGTNGTNGTTACTTTTCTACTAGGGTCATAAGTTAATCCAGTAAACTCAAATGACATTCTTGGCAAAGTAATTGCCGTTGGTTTGTTAAGGTCAGGTGATTGCTCTATTCTAGCTAAAAACTTTTGTGTTGGTCCATAAGCCAAAGGAATTCTAAGAACAGAATTTTCCTGCTGAACCTCTATTGAATTGAATAGGGTTCCGAAACCAATGATGGTTCGTCTTAGTATTTCGTTATAGAAATATTCAAACATGATTAAACCTTAACACATTAATACTACCA